CTCCGGGCCGCGCTCTCGCAGCACAACGCACAGGGCGGAACCTACATCTGTGCGACGCCGTCGTTCTTCTTCACGAGCTGCGTCTTCAAGCGGCTGTTCGACACGTCGAACACGAACGACAAACAAGCGCAAAACACTTGGCAGTGGGACTTTGAACAACCACTGCTGACACTCTCCGATGCGGTCGGGGCGCAGCAATCACTTAACGGTCTCATGAGCCAAATTACTAACGGAACGGCCGTGACATCGGCATCACCATACGGTCTCTCGACGAACGTCGGCACGACAGTAAGCGATGCTGGACCGGCCACCGTTCCCGCTCTCGCTAACCCGGCCGGCGGCGGCACTGTGGCACCTCAGCCATGACCACGTTTACGAACTTCGTCCCGAGCACGTCACAAGCATTCTCCTTTCAACCAGTTTTGGACGGGCAGACCTATAACGCGACGGTGACTTGGAATGTCTTCGGGCAACGATGGTATCTGAATCTTTATTCGCTCAATGGCGCGTTGATCGTCTCGCAACCGTTGATCGCCTCTCCGAGCGGCATCATCATCGAATCTCTGTCTTGGTCAACGATCGGAATCGTGACGGCGACCACAGAAGCGCCGCACGGCTATACAATCGGCAGCGTTGTCGCGCTGACAATCTCTGGAGCGACGCCGAGCGCGTACAGCGGATTGTTTGATTGCTTGATAATCAGCCCTACCAAATTTCAATACGATCTTGCTCCCGATCCAGGCGCCGCGACAAGTTTCGGCGTCGCGAATTTTAATCTGAATTTGGTCGGCGGGTTCAGCGATGAGAACGGAACTCCGTTCACGTCATCACTCGTGTTTCGCGAATCCAGTTCGCAATTTGAAGTCTCGCCATGAGATTCTATTCGATCATCATCACCGACGCCAAAACAGGCGCGCTTTACACCCCTCCGGGTTTTGGCAATTTGCTCGGAAATCAAAGCTACGGAAGCTACGCGAACGGACAGACGTTGCCGTCGGCTTGGAACGTCGAAATCGACATCGCGATCATCAACGCCGCCACGCCAGCGAATTTCGGCACCGTTCGCATCTGGGGAATCAGCCTTCAGGAAATCAGCCAAGCAAACAATCTCGCTGGCAAGAACATCAAAGTTTTTGCGGGGATGGCAAAAGGACTTCCGTTAGCAAATCCGGCCGAACAAGGTCTCATCTGCCAAGGCAAGATATTTCAGGCGTTTGGAAATTGGATTGGAACGGCGATGACGTTGGACCTCGTCGTCATGCCGGGACCATTCGCGACATCGTCCAATACGGGTGGTGTTGGAACACTCGGAAAGCCGAAGAATATCGTCCTGAATTGGAAAGCCGGAACGCCATTCGGCCAAGCGATTCAGAACGCCTTGCAGACGGCGTATCCCGGCGCGCAGATCACGCTCGGCAACATTAATCCCAACATCGCCACGCCAGCGCCAGGTCAATTCGGCAAATATCCGACGATCGAAGAGTTCGGCTGGATCGTTCAACAACTAAGCAAGAACTCGATCGACCCCAATGGCACGCAAGGCTATCCGGGCGTCATGATCGTAGTCACTTCGCAAGGTGGTTTTTTGATTTCCGACAACAGCAATCCGCAGACAGGCAACGCCAAGCAGATCGCATTTCAAGACCTCATCGGGCAGCCGACATGGATCGAGGCAGGGATGATTTCCATGAAGACCGTCATGCGGGGCGATCTGACGGTTTTCCAGCAAGTAACCTTGCCTCCGTATTTGATCAAGAACACGCAAGCGGCTAATTCATCGTTGGTGAATTTGAAGGCGACTTTTCAAGGAGGATTCTGGATTCATGACATTCATCATTACGGAGACTTCCGACAACCAAGTGCTGATGCGTGGGTAACCGTGTTTACGCTTGCGCCGAATCAGCAAGTATTAGCAAGCAATCCGCCGTTATAGGAACCATCATGGACGCTGGAAACTGGCAAAAGATTCCGCTCGCACGGTCGCTCAATCAATTCGCGGAGAAGAAGATTCGCGGCGCGATGGCGCTACTTGGGAACGTCTTGCCCGCCCAGGTCGTCTCGGTCTCCAACTCGATCGTCACGGTCAAGTTCCTGCTCGCCGCGACGACGAACTCGCCCTACACGCTGCCGAACGTCACGGTCCCTATCGCCGGGCCGGAATACGTCCGGATGCCGACGCAAATCGGCGACAAGGGGGTCGTGATTCCGTCGGACGTCTATCTCGGCGGCGTTTCCGGGCTCGGTGGCGGGACCGCCGATCTTTCCCTCCAAGCGAATCTCTCGTCGCTGATCTTCCTCTCAATCGGGAACAAGAACTTCAGCGCGACGGACGATCCGAACGCGGTCGTGATCTACGGGCCGAACGGAACCATCCTCCGCAACATCGCGAAGACGGTCACCCTCACGCTGAATGAATCCGGTGGAGTGGTCATCACGGGCACTGCCGCGACGGAAAAAGTCAGTCGTCTGGTCACCGCCGCGTTTGAGGCCCTGTTCAATAATCACACGCACCCCGCGAACGGCTCGCCTCCAACTCAGCAGATGACCTCCGCACAGCTAACGACTATCCTCACGGCGCAATAGGGAATCGGGAGGCTGCTATTCGGACGTGGGGAAGGATTTTTTTTCTGAACCCGGACGGGACGCGGGCGAAGCCGCAGCCGTCCGGTTACCCATACTGGGAGGCAGTCGAAACAGACCGGGTGACGGGAAGCAACGACTTGGTTTACTTAGTTACGTTCTGCCAAGTCCTTCTGCTCAATCTCGGTGAATCGCCCTTCTATGCGGCTTACGGTTTACCCGCCGAGCAGTCCATCATCCAGCAGGTCTGGCCCGATTACTACGTCGCGCGGACGCAACAACTATTCGCGCAGTATTTCGCCGCGCTGATCGTCTCGCGCGTACCAGAAGCCACCAAACCGACCTATCAGATAAATGTTACAACGAACACTGGTATAAAAATCACGCAACAAATTCCGGAATGAGAGCGCGATGTCGAACATCTACGACTTCACGATAGGCCCATCCGGCGCGCAGCCGACGCCGCCGGCAACGCTGCTCGCGGACCTCATTGCGTCGGTCACAGCCGTCGTTCCCGGGATAACTTTCATATTGCCCGCGAGTTTGATTGAGGACGTCTCATCCACCGAGGTCGGCGCGCTGGTGATGTGCGACACAGCGGCGGTCGAGACGATCAACTCGATCTCACCATCGACCGCGAACCCGTTCATGTTGTCCCAACTTGGGCAGGTTTATCTCGGGCCGGGCTCTGCGCCGGCGGTGCCGACGAACACGTCGGTCTACGTCGTCTTCTACGCGGAGGACGCCAGCTCAAACCCATTGCCGGGCTATGTCATCCCGGTCGGATTCACGGTTTCCGACGGAACGTACCAGTACATCATCCAGAACGGCGGCGTCACGACGTCGAGCGGCTATTCCTCGCCGATCTTCTGCCAAGCGACGATCCCCGGCACCTGGGCGGTGCCGACGAACTCCGTCTCGCAGATCGTGACTTCCGTTCCAGGGACCATCACGCTCACTTGCACGAATCCGACGCCGGGGACTTCCGGCGGCCCTGCGGAGACGCAGGCGCAGTACCGCGCGCGCGTCGTTCAGGCCGGGCAAGCCATATCCACCGGGACGCCGCAGCAATTGAAGACGCTGCTGGGCCAAGTCCCCGGCGTCCAGCAGCGATTGATCTCCGTCGTTCAAGCGGAAAACGGGAACTGGGAGATCATCGTCGGCGGCGGCGATCCTTACGAAGTAGCGAACGCAATCTGCGATTCCGGGATCAACATTCAGGGAGTCACCGGATCGACGCTCGCGATCACCGCCGTCACCCAAGCCGTGAGCGCGCAGATCACGACCGACATCAATCACGGCTATAGCGCCGGACAGCAGGCGACGGCGACCGGCATCGTCGGGATGACTAATCTCAACGGCATCCTCTTCACCGTCGAAACGATCATTGACGAGAAGAACTTCACCATCAACGTCAACACGACCGGCTTCCCGGCCTACGTCAGCGGCGGCGTGCTGTCGCCGAACCTACGGAACGTCACCGTCAGCATCTACGATTACCCAGATCAGTACGCGATCACGTTCGTCAATCCGCCGCAACAAACCGTGACCATCGCGGTGACCTGGAACACGACCGGGCCGAACTTCGTCTCCCAGAGCGCGATCGAGCAACTCGCCGGCCCGG